TGAATAGTGATTTTGGCGATCTTTCAACTGATCTATCCAATGTCCATACAGAACTGAACCCGCTTAAATCCTATTACGTCAATAGTATCAACAACAACATAGTTAATAAGGTTAATATTGTGCTGTGGGACACTAACACGGCAGATTCACCATTCAAAGCTGGCATTACTACCCGTGGGAATGGCTTCTGCATTACCTACAGCTCTGGAGAACCCTATCTTTGTCAGCTTGCTATGGCAGTGGGCGACTCTAATTTATACACTCGACACCGAGGCCCAGAGGGGTGGAGCGGATGGACTACCAAATGATCACTTGGCCCACATATTTTCCCATGTTAATCCGTTCCAGCGGTCGTATCGCAATCCTTGATCAGTAATAACCATTTGATATATCAGGTTATCACTTAATGTCCATTTTATGACTGCGCTACTAGCCAATGGATCATAAAATATTTCTGCTAGTTTCACGCCGGATGTGCGAAAATCTGCGTTAGTTAGAAGAGTTTTTACTTCTGGCCAGGTGGCTCCACCATCGTGACTTTTAAAAAGCGCGATGTCATCATTGATCATCTGAACTTGCAACCTCCGCCATGTATTACCAGATTTGCTTTGTATGGCCGTTACGCCATCTGGAGACATCATAAAATGCTCATCTAAATCACTATTCAGCCGATCATAATACTCCTTCAGCGCCTTGCCCTGGGTAGCGTCCAGGACATTCCCAGGCTCCGTTGCCAGCAGGTTGTTCACGATCTGCCCCTTAGCAACCAGCCGGTTGATAACCCGATCTGCCACGGCATTGATCAACGCCTGGACATCACTGTTTCCGCCAGCAGCAGCCACGAGGCCCTGGACATCAACAGCAGATATGGAGGCTGCGGTTCCGTCGCACCCTGCCGCCTGCCGGGCCTCCTCGGCGCTCTTGGCGGCGTCCTGTGCGTAGGATTGTGCGTTATCCTTCGGAGCCTCGTCCGTGATCACGGCATACCGTTTCGCCAGATTCGCAAAATGCTGGGCGCTGACCCCCTCAAACCCTGTGCCCCCCACTGCGTATCCTCTGGCGTTTTCGGCTGCTTGTTCGGCCTGTCCTTTTGCAGTTTGGGCGTCAAGCATGTACTGCCGGATAGTGGACAGCACAGTTGCTTCTAGTTTTGCAAGCGTTATGCTACCGTCCGGGACAAATGCCGTGATCTCCTTCCCGTTCGTATTGAATGTAATCGTCCCCGAGCTTTTGAATGTATAGGTGTCCACGAATTTTGACAGCGGAACAACCTTTTGTGTGCCGTCGGCCAGCGTCAAAACCAAGTCGTTGTTGCTGTTCAAGTCAAAATTAGCGACCACCTTTTCCACGTCCAGGTCATAGGTGGTTTTGGTTCCGTCAAGCAGTGTCACCGTCAGAACGCCAGTGTCCTTATTCAGCGTTACCGTCTTGACCATTTTGTTGACAACGGCCTGTTCTGCCTTATCCTCGGACAGTGCAACCAGCCGGTTGTCGTTCTCGTTGACGCCGCCCTCCAGGTGGTTCAGCCGGTATGCATTGATCGACGTATCCGTCAGTGGATAGTTCTTCCACAGCGTTGGGGTGTATTGCTTGTTATATTCCGCCATCTTCTTTTTCTACCTCCTCATCTATTTCCATCAGCTTACCGGATTCCAAAATAGTCGCCAGCGTGACGACTGACCGTGCAGCCAGGACGCCCGTGGTTGTAAGCCCGTTCAGCACGTTCATGGCTACTTTGATATCCCCCGGGCTGTACGCCATCATTTCCGTTTTACCCGCCATATATGGCCTCCTTGATTTCTTTGAGCTCTCGTCTCAATTCGTCAATCTCCTTTTGCTGTGCCTGATCTGTCCCACTTAACAACGGGATCATATTCTGGTATTGGATCGCCAGATACCCGTTGTACCGGTCGGTCAGTGGTAGGTCTAACCCAAGGCGGTGCAACAGCTCCACGACATCCTGAGCCACATAGCCCATGGACCGCGTACCGCTATACTTTGTCCGGTAAGCCACGCTTTTAAGCCCCAGCGTGATCTCCCGGGCTGTCTCCGGGGCGATATCCTTGATCCCCTTTTTCAACCGTTTGTCTGACCACGTTGACTGTGCCATCTCTGAATAGATGGAAAAGCAGCTTATACGGTTAGCGTACAGGTAGCCGTTGAATGTAGCCGGACCCGATACTGTCATACCGCTGCCGCATTCCAGGGCGTCTTGTACCTCCAGGTGATTGCAGTTGATCACATCGGCCCCGATGGTGCTTGTATTGGCCGTGCCGTCCAGCTTAATCCCTTTTGCTACCAGAACTCCGGTAGAGTCCCACGTAAATTTTCCCTTTGCCAGCCCTCCGGCTCCATTGGCGTCAACCCAGAAATTGTCTCCCTCAAAAAGGAAATGGCTGGCCTTGAACGTGATCACCGAACCGGCCTTATTGGCCTCCAGGTTGATGGACGCCACCAGATTGTCATAGCTCACCTTCTGCTCAATCTGACCGGCCAGTATTGATATGCTGCCGGCCAACTCCACGTCCTGATCCGTTGCGCGCTTGACCTCAGCCGCGATCTTATCCGACACGACCTTGATCTGCGCGGAGGTCTGGGCTTCCAAATCTGTCACCGTGGCGGACACTTCCTCCACCGTCTTGATGATCCTGGCCGACTTACCTTTGAGCTGTACAATCTCACTCTCGATGGTCCCCACCTCGGACCGCTGCGGGCTGCCCTTGGACTCGATTGTATCTTGCATGGCCTGTATGCCCTTGATGGTCCGTTTGAGGACATAGGTCACGATTTTGGCGTCTGTGGTGATTGCCCTCACTCCATCGCCAACTTCCAACCACGGCATTGCATAACAGGATATTTTCGCCGGCCGGTACTCCCGGCCCCCGATCTGTTCAAGGATGGACTTGGCAAGTTTCGTAAGCTGCGCGCTGGAAAGCCCGTAAGTCAGGAAATTCCCCTCTATCACATAGCCATTCGCTCCCTGCCCGTTCGTGGCCGTCGCCCCGATGTCTCCCTCTTCCATGCGGATTTGGAGCCTATCCACTCCTGCGACCATGTAGTCCTCATGGGTGATGGTCCTGTAATATTCCAGGGTTTCCGCGTCCAGCCAGCCATCCTGTGGGAACAGGCTGTCACCGGGGTATAGTGTATCGCTGGGGTACACGCCGGATTCTTGCAGCCTGACATATACCAGCTTCCCGGCCCGGTCAATATGCCCGAAAACACCGTTGATCTCGCAGATCGCTTTCAGGACATCCCGTCCGGCCAGGGTTTGGGGCGATATGGTCTTACCCACTACCAGATCATCATTGATCAGCTCGGTGTGCGCCTGCTGCACACCACAGTACGCGCACAAGCTGTCCCGCAGCTCCCTTACCGTGTGCGTTGTCTGGTCTGTCGGGTACGTTGCCGCATACCACTCCGCCACATCGACGTCAAAACGGACCATACGATCATAGGCGGTGATCTTACGCTTAGTCCGGTCCGCCTGTTTTTTGACAGCGGTGACAGTGTACATGCCGAAAACCATCCGATATCCACCGACTGTCAGGTAGGCGGTAAACTCTCGCCCGATCAGCTCATCTTCGATATCCGCCACTACCACCTCAAACTTGGCAGCCTCGCATGACCCCCAAACAAGATCGCTGCCACTGCACAGGCTCTCAGTCATGGTCAACGATCCAAGGCATATCCGTTTCGGGCCTATCGTCAACCATGGTTCCCCGGGATCGGCCGGATATAGGTCATTTGAAGGGAATAGCGTGTTGCTGGGGTATATCGCGTCAATCCCGGACTCGTAAAACACCAGCTCCAAATATTTCACACTGTCCGGCCCGCCTGACCGATCTCGGAATTTTGCTTTGATCTCCTCCGGGAACTCTAACACGCGATCACCTCCTTAATACTCAATCAGCCCTATGCGGATCGGCTTATACCGTATATCCTTGGTTTCCGGGTCAACGTCGTAGTAATCAAACTTGACATCGGGCAAATAAAAAACGCCCGTTGTATAGGCGTTATCTTCGTCGTTCCAGTATTCCACGTTGGCTTTTATCCTCCCCGATCCACCAGGGAAAAAGGTCTGCATTTCCTGTTTTCCGGCCAGATGGATCATGGGTGTCGTCCACTCAATTTTCGACCGGGTGTGTGGCAGGACATTGCGGACCAGCTCCCCAAGCGAATCCGTGTAGGAATCCTCGTCCTGCTGCTGGTTCGGCGTGGAGCTGTACGAACCATGCGCAATGAATTTTTCGGGGAATAATCTCCCATTGATTTTCAGCAGCCAACCCTCAAACGCCACCGCCTCACCTCCCTTTTCTGCAATCAAAAAGCACCCGGGTGTCCAGGTGCTTAAAAATAAATCAAATAAAGCATAACTCGTGTCATAATAAAAACGGCTATCCCAATTACTGACGTTATGATACCAGATATTGCCATTCCTGAGCTGTCTCCACTATTTATAAGTGCAAAAATACCCAGAATCAGTCCAATCAAACACGGTGCAACCCCTATCACTACGCATGAAAAAATAAGACCAATAATACCACATACCATTGAGGCTACCGCCATTCCCATCCACATAAAATGCCGCCTTTGATTAAATTAATTTCACTTTTCTAGCGTCCATTAGCGTCATTAACGCCGCTACGCCTATTACTGCTTCCAAAATTAAATATGCTGCGCTAATTTTTATAGAACCCATACATTCCACCAAAGCCACTGCGTAGGGAATAACAAAAAGATATGTTAATACCTTGCTTCTTAATTTAATAGAAAACAGACATAATATAGATCCGGCTAAAATCCCCCAAGCGACAATAGCCGCGTTCTGATTGCCGGAAATACCACCCTTACTTGAAACAACCCCAATAAAAAACAATAATGCAAAAAATCCAAGCCCTGCATTCAATAATATAACTGCCTTTGACCGGTCAGTTTTGGATTTTCTATTGGCGCTCTCTGCGGGCTTTTCCGCTTTTTTGATCGGAAACCCACAGTTTAGACACTTTTCTGATTGATCGCTTACCTCTTTTCCACATTCTGGACATTGTATTAACGCCATTTTGTACCCCTTCCTTAATTTGATATTCTGAGTATACCAAATTAAGGAAGGAAAGTAAATAATTTAAAAGGCCATCCCCAACTGACGACCCGTTTGCTGCCTAAATTCCGTGGCCCCAGATTTCCACAGGTCCACGATGTCGTCTCGGTTGACTCCCGGTTTGGACAGGATCAAACGCAAAAGCTCGTTCTGTTCCCGCAGCAGTTGATTTTGTTCCGCATTGGCAACCATCACCGCACAGGCTATACCATCCGTAATCTGATCGCCATTCGCAACCGCTGTTCTATTTCCAATCCGCCCCACCATTTCCGGGCCGGACTCATTGGCAATGAACAGCTGACCAGTTTCAGGATATCCCCCCGTCGCATACGTTGGAATCTTACCAAGCTGCACAGTTCCACCTTCATACACGGTTAAACCGGCAACCTCAATCGGATCGATGTCAAACGTTAACTTCTCGTTGAGCCATTCCGCGAACTTATTCCACAACGCCTTTACGGCGTCAATGGCTGCGGTAAAAGAATTCGAAAATCCGGTCTTGACCCCCGATAATGCTGAAGTCCATTTCTCCGCGGTGAACCACTTTGTTACATGCTCAGTCCACCAACTTTGAATGCCGGTTTTCCATTGCGTCACAGTCTCGTCCCATTTGGTTTTCATGCTGGTCTTAATTGTATTGTACAGATTAGACCATTTTTGCGCCGTAAACCACGGAGCGATATGCTGGTTATACCAATCATTCAGCGCGCCCGTCCATTCCCCAAATGTTCCGCGGAATCCTTCGACTATCCCCATCAAGATATACCCGCCGTATGGCTCCATCTCTTTTGCCGGTGAATGAATTCCAAACACCGAACATATTCCTTCCACCACCCACGTCAACAGATCGCCAATAGGCTCCAGCAAGTAGGACACCCCAGCCGTCAGACCAGCGCCAATTCCAGCGATGATGTTCATCCCGATCTCCAAAAAGTTACTGGACGAAAAAGCCGTTTTGAAAAAGCCTTTTGCTTTTTCCAGTAGAGACGACGAAAAGCTAAAGTTGAAAAGTTTTTCCTTGATCGTATCCCATAATTTTGTTGCCCACTCGCCGCCCTGCACCGTATCGATAACAATGCCAGCAATAGCACCCACAAGAGTACCAATCGGGCCGCCAAACAATGTACCAATACCCGCGCTTACCGCAACCAGCATTCCCTCACCCATTGCGTTTAAAACGCTCTCTCCAAAATTCTCTCGGATAAACTCATCGAACATATCAATAAATTCAGAACCTAATGTCACAAAGGACGCCGAATTAAAGCTAAAGCCAGAGAGTGATAAACTAATTTGAGATAGGCCCATATCCCCCGCAAGCGACGATACTACCGCAGTTACGAGGGCTTTTCCCAATCCGCTAAATTTCAGCCCGGCCACCATAGTTACAATGGCTGTAGATATAGGGTCTGTTTTTGCCATCCCAATATATAGCTCTACTGCGGCGAGTAAAGCATTCACAATAGCCTCGCCCGCTTTCGCGAGAATGGTATCCCAATCTAAGTTTTCGAGGAACTCTCCAATCTTCTCTCCAATCTGCACCCAATCTGTCTTTTCCAGCGCTGCGCTTACGGTATCCAACAGCCCTATGGCGTATGTGGAGAACGTGTCACCAAGCGCCGCAAAATCATATTTTGCGAAAAATCCATTAATCCCGCTGGCAATGGATTGTCCAAAGTTCGACCACTCAAAATCCTTCCCGAACGAAAGCACGGCATAAATCGCCGTGTTAAGCGCCCCTGCAATACTTTGCCCTACTTCCCCAAAAAGCTCTGGCGAAATAAGACCGTTCAGGAATTGTGCGAACCCACTACCAAAATTATGGGCGGACTGGTATGCATTGTCCCAATTAATCTCCCGGAGTGCGTCCGTGATGGAGGCTCCAATAAATGCGCCGACAGAATAGTAATCCCCGGACTTAAAGGCGTCGATAATCTTGTTTGAGATTACATCCGCCTGTTTCTGGACGTTCTCCATGCTTAAGTCAAGATCCCCCAGAATCCCGCTGCCGGAAGCTCCGCCGCCTGCCCCCTTAGAGGAGGTGCGGTTGTTCAGCTCATCGAACGAGGCCAGAGATTTTGCCATCTGTTTTGCCGATCCTGCGGCGTCTGCCATATTATCAGCAACGGTCCCGGATGATCCCGCAGCGTCCGCCATTGCGCCAGCCGCGCTACCTGCCGCCGTTTCCCCACCGGAAGCGTCCCCAAAGATCGCCACCGTGAATGCCCGGAAATAGCTCGCCAGGGTTTCCAGCTTCGCCAATATGGTGTTGATCACCTGAATTACCGGCGTGAATGCGTTGATCAGCCCTTGTCCGATTGTGGCTTTCAAGCCCTCAAATCGGAGCTGAAGAATGCGGACCTGGTTGGCCCAGCTACTCGATGTCCGCGTAAAATCTCCTTGGGCGTCCGACAGCCGGTCCATGACGAACTGATACCGGAGCATGACCTTTTCTTGCTCAGTCATTTTGGCAGTAGTCCGGCCAAACCCATTATTGAGGGCGTACTGATCGAGGGCGGTCTGAGTCATAACCACGCCGAGGTCCTTCAGGCTCTCAGTTTCGCCCGTGAAGATACTTTTCAGCTTGGTGTAGGCTTCATCCTGGGAGAGGTTGTAGAACGACGCCACGTCGCCCGTGAGGCCCGTGATGGCCGCAGACATATCGTATCCGGCCTTCCCCACAATCCCGAACGATTTCGCCATAGCTCCGTAAGTACCCATGTACTTTTTCGCCATGGTTTCCGACAACCCGAACGACTCCGCAGCATTTTTCGCGAACTCGTCCACGCTGCCGGACATCGCCCCGAAGGTGACGTCTACAACGTTTTGGACCTCCTGAAGGTCCGACCCAAGTTTCAGGCAGGATTTACCAAACGACACAATCGCAGCCACGGACAGCACCGCAGCGATCACACGCCCTACTTTTTTCCAACTGTTTGAGACGCGCTCCGTCTGCCGTTTCACCCGGTCTGCGACCTGGCTGGTTTTCTGCTGCACCTTCTCCATTTCTTCCCGGTAGGGCTTCGTGTACGCCTCGATCACGACTTTCAATTTTTCAAGCGTTATTCCTGTACCCGTTGTTTTTCACCGCCTTTCCGCCCTAATTGAGGCCCCGCCTCCGGCGCATTTCGTTGTAGCGCTGCGCATATTCTTTCCTGCTGTTCCTTGCCTTCTCCAGCATTTCGGCCTTGTGTGTCTCTTCATACCGAGCTTTTCCGGCCTGGAATAGGGCAGGGTATTGTTCCCAGGGCTGCGGGATCTGCACGTCTTTATCGAATAACCGCTGCATGTACACCCCAATCAGCCCAGCCAGATCGTTGATATACAAGATCTTCTGCTTTTCCTCACGACGTCGTGTCCGCTCATATGATTCAATCCGATCCCTGACCTCGGCAAGCGAACAGCACCAAAATTCATCTGGCAGAATACCACAGTCTAGCGCTACCGGATATATTTCGTCAATCCAATCGGAGAGAGTTATAAATTCTCTTTGATGTCCTTCACTTTCTCGCCCATCTCCTCCTGCTGATCCGCCGTAAAAAAACCACTCACCGTCATAATGCCGTCAACGATCACGTCAGTGAAGAGGGTGAGCTGGGTTCCACCGTCCTCCATGTAGCGGTCAAACGCGGCCTCGATGTGCTTATACTTGACGTTGCTGTTCCACGGCGCAGCGGCCGCCTGAATCACGGTAAGCATAATGCTCAAGGGAGGAATTCCCCCACCCAGCAGCAGGGAGATCAGGTTCCGGCGGTATTTGTCCTCCAGCTTCCCAATCTGCGCGGTGGTCAGTTTCAGCTTGTACTCCTTGCCTCCCACTTTCCAGTAGGCGAACGGGCGCCGCTTCGGCTTGGGATCGTCAACAACGTCCATCTCGTCACGGTCCATCTGCTCATTCTCTTCGTCCAGTCCATACAGTTTTTCCATTTGTCATTTCCTCCTTATGCACCCGCGGATGTCCCGGGATCTGTTACTTTAAGCTCACTCTGCAAGGCAATGGACAAATTAAATTCAACCACTCCGTTTACCCCGCCTCCGGTACGTTTTACGGACACCTGGCCGGAAAATTCCGTCGTTGTCCCGTCGATCAAGGTTTCCTGAAAATCCAACACCTCGCCGGAATCCTGGGCTTTCCTCATAACTCTATAGGGGCTATCCTCTTTGGTATTTTCGTACCGGAATTTATATACCAGATCCCCGGGGTCCCCAATTCCATTCTCGTACTGCTTGTTTTTATCCGTCAGACAGGTGTTCTCTACCTTCTCCGGTTCGATACCCATTTCGGGGATCTCTTTCAGACCAGGGAGGTCTGTAAAAGAAGCGCCCCCGGACTTCTTAAAACCCAGCTTTGCGCCATTCGCTAACATCTAATATCTCCTTTCTTATGCATCATGATAGACATCTCCTGTCTCCACATCGATTATCATGTCATACCGCAGTAACTTGTGCTTCCTTCCAGTCGGGTCATCTACGTCCTGACACAGCTTCCGTAGCAAGCCCAGGGCGGAGAGGGCAGCGTCTACAGCCACAGCGGCGGCGGATGTGCTCATGCTGTGGTAGATATCAATGCGGTATCTGACATAGGCTTTCTGCTCTTTCATGTCGGTGTACTCCACCACCTTGTTGTCCTCTTCCATGTATTGGATCGCCGGCTCTTTTGCCCAGTCCTTGGGGTAACTGTCCGTCACATTGTCCGTCACTTTCAACAGAGCCTTGTACACCTCGTCTTTTACGTTGATCATCTGCACACCTTCCTTAATTCCCGTTTGAGGGCATTTTCCATATTCGTGACCACCCGATCCTCATTGTTTTTTAAGGCTGGGTACATGAAGGGCCGCGCGGGCTGTCCAGTGCATTGATAGAATCGGCCGTCCTCCGTTTCGATGTAGAACCAGTGATACTTTTCCGCCAGTCCCTTGTCGATCTGGCTTTCATGTATCCACCACGGGTCTTGCGAATACGATGGATTCAGCACCGGGGATATCCCCGAGTGATTCGCCTCTCCTTTCGGGCCGGTTCCCATCTCCACATAGCCCGCATACGCCTTGTTGGTGTAAGCAGCTCCAACGATTACGTCGCCGTCCCTCTCCACCATCGTGCGGATACTGTCTCGCAGCTCTTCGCCCTCAACCGGGCACAGCCGCTTGGCCTCGGCCTGAATCCGCGTGATTTGGTTCCTGACCAGCCGCTCCATGTGCTGGTCTGCAATCCCTTCCAGCGCTTCAAGCTTCCGTTCCAATTCCTTGCTTCCGTGGATCATACGTGTTCCACCTCCAACGTCAGCAACCGGTAGGGATATACCGCGACGATCTTGTAATCTGGTTCATCCCCCGGCCCAACGTACAGACATACACCGTCACCCGCCTGGAAGAATGGACCATTCTCTATCTGATATCCATGGGACTCGCCGCTGGAAAACACCTCGCAGTAATCCCCTGTTACCCGCAGATTTCGGATATTAGGGAGGCGCTGGCCGTACATTTCCGCTTGCAGTTTCCCGCCCGCGGGCCACTCCTCAGCCGTGAATGCTACCGGATCTCCATATTCGATATAGCTGCTGCCCTCATTATTCTTTTTTGGGATCGCTCCCCGGTGATAATACTTCCGCAGCCTGCTCCGTTTTTGCCTCATAGATTTTCCCTCCCACCCGGGCCAACCGGAACCGGTCCAGGACGTCGTATACCTGTTTTGGTGCGTCCTCAAAACTGTACGATTCCCCGGCGGCGCTGCGGCTGCTCTCGCCCTCTGTCCCCATTCGGTTCAGTGCAATCACAGCCAGATCCCGTACCGTCTTTTCCATGCCTGTCACGACTTTGGTCCGGCCGGTGTAGGCCAACACAAACTCCGTCGCGTCCTCCAACAGCAGGGAGAGCAACTTGTCATCGCTCTCCCCGGTCAACAATTTCAGTTTTTCGACGTCTGTCATAGCCTTAACCGTTGGTGATCAAGCGGGCAATCGGGATAGCCTTGGGGTCAAACTTAATGCTCCAGTTGGCAGTCGCAAACAACTGCTCATCCGTCGGGGACTCGGTCCATACACCGGATTTCGGAATCGTGAAGCTGAATCCGTTCGGATGGATCGTTTCGCGGATTCTGGTGATCAGCTCATCCTGGCCGCCGTTCTTCTTAGCGTCACGGTTTGCCTCCACCGGAACATCTACCCGGCCCTTAGCGGTACGAATGGCACCTTCTCCCAGCAGGTATGTGGTGTATTTCATAAGCCCACTATCCGCTCCATCCCCGCCTACCGGCTCACAGGGAACACCATCGTCAATGATTGCAGTGTAACCATTCACAGAAGCAAGCTTTAACGGCCTTTCGATACCGTCCGCGCTGGTCTGTTTCCAGTATTCCAGCAGCTTTTTGTTCTCCAGGGTTTTGGCAACCTTGGAATGCATGATCGTCAGCCCAAAGCGATCCTTGTTATCCCCACACGCCTCCGTTGCAAGGTCATTGAGATCTGTCTCCATAATCGGACGGGGAGTCGCACTGTCAGAGGACAAGTCCAGACTATGCGTCTCCGCCCAGGTCTTTGCACGGCCGGAGGACCCGGTAATCCCAAAAATTGCATTCAACAGCTTAATCAAGCGCGCTTTTCTGCGCTTCTGCCAATACTTCGCCACGCTGGACGAAATATGCCCCATCGGATCAGCGCCGGACAGCTCCGCAGCAAAATTACGGGCGAAAAATCCTTTTGCACGGCCATACACGATTCCGCTCTGGGTTCCGCCTCCAACCTCGGATACGGTAATGTCAGTCTGTCCGTCGTAGTTCTGATCATCTCCATCCAAAATGTTGAAAAACGGGATGGTGTAGAAATTACCCTGTCCCTGAATCATTCCGGCGATCATTGCGTCATCCACCACTGCGCCGGAATTAAGCATTGCCAACAGCTCCGGGTCCGGTTCCTCATTCCATTTGTCCATGAAAAGCTCATCATCAAATGGGATTCCAAAAATTGTTCCTGCCATTCTTTATTTCTCCTTATCTTTATTTTCCCGCAAGCTGCTTGTACAGCTCCGGTGTTTCAGTTTTAAGTTTCAGCCGCTCCATATACCCCATTTTCGCAAACTGCTCTTTGGTCACTGCGGGGGTAGTTGGTGCCTTTTTCATCGGCGTTCCGCCTTTTAACTGCTCCTGCACTCCGGCCTCTACGGCTTCCTGCCAAGCGGCTTCCAGCGCCTCCATGGACTTTTTGCAGGCGTCCGCGTCTGTGTACACCAGCAGCTCCGCCAACTTCACAGGCATTTTCTTTTCCGCCAGGGTATTTTTGGCTTCGGCCATCAGTTCCCGCCGGGTACACGCAGCTTCGCGGTCTGCCAGCTCCTTTTCCTTCTTTCGGCTCTGGTACTCGGCTTTTTCTTCCTTGGTCATTTTGGCAAGCTTCTCCGCCTCGGAAAGCTTGTCACTCATCAAGGCCTCGTATTTTGACCGCTGCTTCTCCAGCGCCGTCTCGATTCCCTTCTGCATACGGCGATCAAACTCCGCCTGATATGTTCCATCTTTCAGCAGGTCGTCAAGGGTTTTGGGCTTTTCTCCCTCTCCCTCAGCAGTAGTTCCATCTCCGCCCGGCTCCGTTCCGCCGCCGTTGCCTCCCTCGGCCCCAGCAGCGTCCCCGCCCTCGGCAAAAAACTGCAAATTAAAAGGGAGCCTTGCTCCCCGATAAAATCTTTTACGCATATTTTCCTTTCCGCCCCAGCCCGTTCAGCGCCCAGGCCGTTGCTGTAGATTACCCTCATTTCGGAGCATATTTTTCATACCATTGTTCATAAGTCATATCGGCCGGCACGGTGTAGGTTTTCCCGGTATTCGGGTCCCTGGCCCGCCGTTTCATCTGGGCCAGTTCCGCCGGGGAAATATCGCATATTGTTGTGGATCTGCACCACGGGTGCATGGGAGGGCAGTTCTTCCCCGGCTCCTGCTTGGATACCGGGAAGCGCTTCCCGTCCAGTTCCCGGCATACCTCCGATGTGCGCAGGTCCAGCGTCGCCACATAGATGTATGTTTCGATTCCTGCGTCCTCGTAGCTCTGCATTTCCATCTGATTCGCCAGATAGCAGGACTCAGTCCTGACCAGTCTACGGGCGTTGCTGGCGCCCTGGCCGAACTTATTGGCAATCGCCTCCGCCACTTCGCGCTCTGTCCGGCCAGTGACAAGGTTGATCAGCAGATCCTCTTTCAGGCCCCGGGCCAGCGCTTGCGTATTGTTCCAGATCCGGTTACTGTAGTTGATCCCTGACCACTTACTGTTCATCACCCGGTCGATCAGCTCATGGTCCACGCCAGAAAAATCGAATGCCGCGCCTGCACGCTGCTGAATGTCGAACATGGACTTGTAATAAGCCTCCCGGCCCAGATCCACGTAATGTGTGGTGTTTCTGGCCTTTTCCTGCCCGTATATTGTGACCATGGTCCGATCAAGCTCGTTCTGTAACTGTTTCAGCCGTTCCAGCCGCGCTTGGTACGCCGGGGCCTCCAGCTCTGCCAGCAGATCCGCGTGCACCTGCCGATCCTTGGTTGCAGCCAGTACCATTTTCAGCTCATCCAGCGATCCGCGATCCTGTAGCGTATTCAGGAGCCGATGGGCGTCGGCCACGGACAAGCCGTGTTTCGTCAGGAACTTTTCAAAAATTTCGTTGGATTGGTGGGTAAGATAGCCGGACGCCTTGTAGTATAGCTGCGCGATCTCATCCGCCGTGTCCTCCGCGGATTGCATATACTCAAACATTCGCTGCGCCTTCCGGCGTTCCCAGTATGTGGCGCTATTCATCTACCTTACCCGTTTCTGAGCTATACTCATCATCTGGCGCCGGACTGTTGCTTCCCAGCCCAAACATGGCCTGCTGCTGTTTGGCGGCCTCCTCAGCCTCCTTTTCCACCGCCGCCACCTCGTCCTCAACGTTATCCACAAACGGAACCTGCGACAGTAACGTCTTTTTGCTGACCTTGCCCCAAAGGTTGGCAATGATCTGGCTGATCTCCAGCAGGTTTTTGGGTAGCGCCCGGGTGAACGTCGGCGTTACCCCGGTGACATCCACGGTGATTGACCGGCTCTTCTGGAGCCAGTACGCGAACAGCCGGAGCCGCTTTCGCAGCCCCTTCTTGTAGTAGCGGGTCTTGATCTTGGTGATGTTCTCCATCCCCAAAAGCTTGAACTCCATCGCCACGCCGGACACGTTGCCCGCAAAGGATTCATCTGTCATGCAAGGGATGTGCGAAAACTTGTGGATGTCCTGTTCAATCGCTTTGCGCAGCAGCTCCACGCCGGACTCATCAAACGTCCGGGTGAGATATTCCGCCCTTGCGTCCTTTGGAAGTTCCACATAGCGATCTTCTTTCAACTGCTCGGCTGCGGTTTTCCCGTTCTCGTCCTCGACGTCATCATCCGTCAAAATAGCTCCATACAGGGCCAGGATTGCGTCGATAAACTGTTCCTTGTCTGTGATCCGATCCGACATCAGCGCATTATAGGCGTCGATCAGCGGGATTTGCAACTCAAAATCCCCCATAGCCAGTTTGTTGTTCTGGTACTCAATGATCGGGGACTCCTCAAAGTTGTGCGGCACTCCCGGCAGCACTGGTTCTTGCGGGCCGCTGGTATCCAGTATCCGCATTTCATACCGATAATGCCGCGTCAAGATCGTTGCCATATAGACAGTAGGCCGTTTGTCGCTATCATCCTTTTTTGGATAATAGTAGATGTCGAACAACTCCCGCTGCTCGATTGTGTCGTCGTACACCTTGATGGTGTTCTCCGGCTCCAATGTTTTGATCACCAGGGACGTGCTTCCTTCCTCCGGGTAGACGTACTCATAGGCACGTCCGTAAATGGATAAGTTCAGCCCGTTGTCCCCGTCTGCCTCATCCGCACCTGCATTCTCCAGCGCGTCCGTCAGCGGCGTGATGTCCGGCTCCGCCTTGTAGGACACTGGGTTGCCGATGAAGTAGGAACTGGCCGTATCGCTGATATCCTTGGCGTGATTGCACACCAGCTTATTCTCCCGGCCCTCATCCTGCAAAATCTTGTGTGCTCCCTCGTAATAGTCCTTCAGCTTTTTAAGCCGCCGGACCTCCGTCTGGTGCTTGTGAATGATCTTTAGGATCGCCTGCTTGTCGGGACTCGTCTCGTCCCAATCATCACGCGGCATTGTGTACGTGTACGTCTTTCACCACCTCCTTTAATGGAATCCATATTTGGACTTCTTCTTGATTCGGGCCACTCGATTGAACAGAATCGTATAGCAGAAATACCGAACGGCGTCCATGGCATGATCATGCTGCTTTAACGGCTCATCCACACCGCGGTCCGTTGCCTTTTCGTCCCACACGTAGCTCGCAAACTCCTTGATCGTGTTCTTGCAGCCCTCCTCGAATGCGATCTTCCCGGTATTCAGCAGCGTCGCCACAAGCCGTATGCCGTCGGCCACATCGTTGTCAGCCTTAATGGTGGAATAGCCGCGGTTGTTAAGCTCCACCGCAAAGGACGCCGCCGATGGGTCAATGATCACCGCCTTAATCCTCGTTCCGGCCAGCCACTTCTCAAAATCGTCCGCATACTGGGAATCGGATTTCTGCTTCCCAATGTCTCGACCAGAATAGTAATACTCCCGTGTGCAATACCACACACCGTCCGTCCCCTTGTTCCACAGCAGGAATGCAAGGGCGTTCTGCGTGCCGTAGTCGCAGCTTACATAGCGCCCACCGGGTATCAGCCGATCCTCGACAGCCGCCAGCCGGATCACATGCCGCGCAGTGTCGAACATGTCATAGATGATCCCCTCGGCCATCGCCCAGAGTCCCAGAATGTAACGCTTGAAAAATACACCGGTATACAGGGAGCGATATCTGGCCTTGATCTCTTCGGATAAGCTCAGGTTGTCGTCCATGGTGAAATGGACATACAGCAGACGCTTAAAGCTGATTTCCTGCTTTTTCTCCTCGGCCTCTTTTTTCTGCCGTTCAACCTCGGCTTTCCCCAGATACCCAATCGCCCGGTCAATCCAGTTGGCCTTGAACCAATGATATGGCCCGGCAGGATTGCAGTTGAACCAATACTTGGACCCGTCCACAGAACACCGGCCCGTTGCCTGATCCACGAACGACTCAGGCATTAACGCGACCTCATCGAAAAATACGCCGGCCAGTGTAATGCCCTGCACCAAGTCCTGGCTGCTCTCGTCCTTCCCGCCGAAAACGTAAAAGTAATTGAGCACGTCCCCGCGGCTGATCTCCAACATGTTGTCCGAACGGTGATCCACAACCTTGAATCCTCGGCTTTTCAACATCTGTTTCAGCCAAAACAGTACGTTCCGTCGAAAGCTTCCAATGGTCTTGCCGCACATACCGAAATTGCAGCCATTGAACGTCGTCATGGCCCACAACACATAGGACAATGACATGCACACCGTCTTACCGGATCGGATCGCTCCATCCGCTATGATCCCGTCGTAGTCCTTGACCGGCGATGTCGGGACCCACCATGTGAGAATCTGTTTCTGCTTCTGGGAAAATGGCTGGAACTTAAAACTGTCACCAGCAGAGGCCACCTTCAGTCGCTGCTTAATCGCCCCCAGACGCCGCCGCAGTTCCTCCATCCGCTCATTCATCCGAATCACCCCACACATTGGCTGCCTCGGCCCCCAGGGCCTCCAAGAAGCCGTCGTTGGGCGTCTCTTTGCCCTGGGTGTCGGCTCTGGACAGTTCCAGCTCAAACTTCATGGTTTCAAGCTCCAGGCGGGCGTCATCAAACCCGAACCGGTGAAGGGCTTCAATCGCTTTCTGCCGGCGGGCCTGTACCCGCGTCAGCGCGTCCTCCACAGCCTGAATCTGTCCCAGGACTCCCGTGTACTCCACCGCGTCGTCATCGTAACTGATCTTACGCTTGACGGCAGTCATTCCTTTCGACTTGGAGTCCTCATCCTCCGTCATCGCGGATTCCTTCAAGCTCTCAATCCTGCGCAGCATACGGTGTTCCCGAACCGTGAGTAGCTGTATCTCTTGCAGCAGCAGCGCCTCCTTGTCCGGCTGCACCCTCGCCACCAGCGCCCGCTCCTCCGGGTCCAGGCAATCAAAAAAGAGAGTTTCAAACTCTCCCGTCTTAACTGCGTTCTTATTTCTCTTTGGCGGCGCGCCTCCGCTATTTCCCACGGCGTTTTTGTTCCCAGGCTGCCCGCCCTTCCGTCGTGTTGTACAACGCTTTGCACTCTGTTGTACAACGTCTTTCCAGTTATAACGACCCTTCCAGACGGCAATGACCTTTTCGTCCACGCCGACTTGCGCCGCGATTTCCCGGTTTGTAATTTTCCCGTCGTGCTGCCTGTAAATTTCAAGCGCTTGGTCACGGCTGGGGTTCCGCGCTCTTGGCAATATCACCACCTCTCAATCGTGTTAGTTTTCTATATTTGCTCTTTAGAAGGAGGACCCGGACGCCCTAAATTTCAGACGCCGGGATTTATGAGAAATTTTTGATGATCAATTCCTTATATCGCTGTGGTTCTCCGTTTTTCACTGCCAAATTGTTCCGGCGTTCTACACCGATTATCGTGTAGCCATCGTACAACTCCCGAATCTCCATACAATCATTATAAGATAACACAAATCGTCCTTGTATTCTCCCAAGGGCTTCTCTCAATCGCCTATGGCTGCCAGCATTAAATTCTGCACTATAATAATCCTCAGCTCCATAATACGGGGGGTCCACGTAAAACAGGGCCGTCGAACGGTCATATGTCTTGATCAGGTGTTCAAAATCAACATTCTCGATTAACACTTTCCGCAGCCGATCCGACACCATTCGCAAATTCTCAATCATCTGCTGCATATCACGCGGTTCAATTCTGAAAGAACGGCAATCCGCTCCAAAGCTTTCCCGCACGACCACATAGAATCTAGCGGCACGCTGCACGTCAGTTGTGCCGCGTATATCATCCCTACAATCAAAAAATTGTTCTCTGGACATCAAAATCCAATCTAATTCTTTTTGTAGCGCCTCCGGGTGATACTTGACAATCCGAAATAGATTAACTAACTGCCCGTTGATATCATTGTATACTTCCATTGCAGCGTGTCGACCGCGTGAAAACAGCACCCACCCCGCGCCGCCAAACACCTCAATATACCGGTCATACGTCCCAGCTTCAGGAAACTGTTCCAAAATACGCTCACGCAACAACCTCTTGCCTCCAATCCAGGAAATAAAACTATTCAAATCGTAACCACCTTTCACATTATTGTTAATGCGAAAAGCCTTGTCGGGCACAGAAAAAGGCCCCCGTCTCCGGTAGGCCCAAATCTCATGAAACCATAATATCATGGTTTTCAAAAAAAATCTTATGATTACTTAAGAACTTGTTTTCAAATTCCCTCAACGCTTCGCCGTGCAGATTGCAGACATAGTTATAGCTGTACTGCATTTCGCTGGCTATAGTCTCAAAGGATTGATATTGCACATACCTTCGGAAAAGGATGTCCATATACTCAATTCGTGAAAGCTGCTGAATCTGGTTAATACGCGCATGGCGAATATCGTTGAATCGGTCAATGTCCTCATTGATTTCTCGCTGCATGTCTACAAGTTTATCCGACAAGCCTACAAACCCTTGCCCCGCCGATGTCTGAACCCGTTCCTGCGAATAATCCATACCGCCCACATAGGTCCGCCCGCGTTTCAGCGTGTCGAACTCCCGCTGTTTCTGGTCGATCCGCTTGTCCAAAATTCTGATTTCCCTTAAATACTCTTTCGCTGTCATCTTTGTCCTCCTTACCCTGTTATGAATTTCCTGTGTGCCTCCCGTGCCTTGTTGCGATTGTAATTTCCGTAATTATCCTTGGTGGTGTTCAGGTTTTTGTGGCCTGCCAGGTCCGCCACCAAGGTCAGCGGCACGTCCTTTTCCAGCAGCTCCGTCACGAATTGGCGCCGCCACTTGTGCGGGTTGATCGCTATGCCCGTCAACCGATCATCCATATCTCGTATATCCCGCAGAATTGACCTTACCGCGTCGTCCGTCAGCCTGCCATATGGCTTTCGGCTCCCCACAAATAGGGGCAGGGTTATCATCTGCTCGGCTCTCCAGATACTCCCGCAAATGCACTGCGGCGTCGCCTGAAAAATACACCGGGCGCTCCTTACGGCCCTTGCCGTAGACAATGCACTGCCTGTCCTGAAAATCAATGTCCGAACGATTCAACGCCACCATCTCCGATATCCTGACGCCTGTCCGATGGAGAAAGTCCACAATCGCAATGCTGCGTTTTCCGTGCTGCTTTGCCAAATCCTTGTAGATTGTCACCTGCTCGTCGCTGAACACCTCCTTGACGCGGTGCTCCACCTTATTGTCCTTGATCCTCAACATGGGGTTACGGTCTATGTAGTCCTCCTCTGTAAGCCACGTAAACAGTCC